CCGAGTCTTTACATACCCGACTACGGCGAAATAGCTGTAACACGAACAGCTACCTGGTCAAAGAAACCCCCCACACCCCGCTACACTGATACCCAAAAGTGGTACAACTCAATCTTAAACATTGGAGTCGAAAATGATACAGAAAACACTGAAGATAGCGACTCTGACGAGTCTGTGTCTGCTAAGTTCCGCAGTTCAATCAAGTGAGCTAGATGATTTAATTGCGACATCGGGAGCCATAGTAAGTCAGATTGATCGCGGCATATTAATTACCGGCGCGGCTATGGGGTACGCTCATACTGGAACAGGTTTAAGCAGCGGTCAGTTATCAGGTACAGCCTATATTTCTGAAGAGCAAGTTACCGCATATGGTAATGCTTTAAACGGAATGGTGGCTTATCTACCCTACGGCAGCGCACAAGATTATTTGGATGAACAGGCACAAGACCAGTTGGCAGCACTCGAGAATGCCATAGATTCATTTACGGACGTCGTCGTGGATATGATGACCGTGATTGAGATTAATGAGATGGCCGAGGATGCTGGTGATAATCCGGCTGACCAAGCAGCGGTCCAAGAGTATGTTGCCACAAACGACATGTCTATTTCACAAGAAGATGCTGATAATTATAATCAGAGTTTAGACGACGTTGAACTGGCAGCTAATACCGCCGCCGCATATGTAGCGGTATCCTCAAACCCAGACGCAGTGGCGTATCTGGATCAAGCAGCCCAGGATAATAATACAAGAATTGAGCAAAACACACTGAGTTATAGCGCCAGCAATCAAGCCGTAAGCATTACCTGGGCATCTGGAAGCGCGGCATCGTCTATTTATCTGAATGGTACTGGAGACTTTGGCATAGATATCTATATGTCTGACGCTGTTATTTTGGAAGCTGGAGCGCAGTCTGAGCTGTATTTAACTGGGCCCACCTACCTCTCATACATCTGCTTCACCACAGGGCTTGAGTGCGAAGAAACATCAGGGGGTGAAGGATGAGCCTGGAAGATACTGAGCTAACAATAGGCGGTACGTCATTCAAGGGCGTGTACATCGCCATACTTTTAAGTTTAGCTACGACTATTGGTGGTGGAGTCTGGACGGCTAGTAGTCTCTACTCTCGGCTTGAAACGGCTGAGTCCAGGTATATACCTGACATTATGCCGCTAGAAGAACGCACTGTGGCTGATAAGCAAGAACTTTTAGGTGAGATACAGCTCATCAAACAAGCTTTAGAAGACAATAACGTGAGTCAACTACAAGGCAAGCTCGCGGCCCTAGGTGTAAATCTTGAAACCATCATCGCGCAACAACAAACACTACTATTGCTTTCCGAAGAGGTTAATGACCTGGAGAAAGAAATTGAAACAATGAAGGCTACTGTCACAACGGCTCAGATAGTAACTGAAAAGGTAGTAGGCTTTGACGGTAAAGTTACGGCGATGAACCGCGAAATTAACGACCTCTGGTCTGCGATGGATTTTCTCTCTGAAAACCCTCTTAAATAAAAGGAAGGACAATGGCTACTTTTACATTCCAAAACAGCGACGGGCCTTACCCCCTCTTCCCGACGACGATCACGCCTACTAGTTTTGAGTTACGACACAGACGGACCACTCTAGTTAGCGATGGTAGGTCAATGCGGCGTCAGTCTCGCTCGGTTGGTGGTGTGCGTATCGAAGGCACATTTCGTTACCCGCCCTTACCTACCGCAGATTACGAGGATATGATCGCTTTCTTCCGTCAGCTCGATGGTAGGAGTACAACATTTGCTTTACGAATCCCGAGCCTCAGAAGCGACAACTCGGCTGATGGCTCGCTACGGATAGGTGAGTATTATAACCGGGCCAGCACCACACTCGCTAATCAGCTAGTGCAGTACGTTGGCCTCTCCGGCGCAACCATCGTGTGTGACCCTCCTGCGCGAGACACTGGGACAGTCACATTAAGAACACACGCTCAACAATTGCCGACGCTGCGGTGCTCTTTAGCCACAGATAACCCGAGCGTCGAGTATTCAGACGATGGTTTTGTTCGGGTTTCATTAGACGTTATTGAGAGGTGGTAAAAATGGACACTAAAGACTTGGCTATCGCCTGGCTCAAACAAGACGAAGGTTTGGTTCTTCACCCATACAAATGCACAGCAGACAAAACCTCGATTGGATACGGTAGAAATCTGGAGGACTGTGGGATTAACCAGGACGAAGCTGATTTGATGCTTCAAAATGATTATCAGACAGCCCGGCTTGATGCTATCTCTTACCTGGGCACAGAGGGTTTCACTGAGCTGAGTGAAACACAGCGAGCCGTTATAGTTTGTATGGCGTTTAATCTCGGTCTTACGCGGTTACGTAAATTCGTGAAACTCAAAGCTGCTTTACTTGAAGGAGACTACGCAGAAGCCAACTATCAGATGCTTGATTCAAAGTGGGCTAAACAGGTAGGCGCTAGAAGCCATCGTCTTGCTAATTTTATCTTGGTAAATGATAGGTAATACCTATATACTTATTATCGTATTATAGCGAGATGATTATGGCCTTTGATGAGTATATGTTTCAACGCGGCGACTTAATGCAGTTTCTACTGAGCCTTAAGTTAACGGCTGTTGTCGGTGATAGTGACGCGGTGGTCGATATGATCAACGCAGCCTTCATTGAGCACCTTGAATACCTAGAACGTGATGATCTTCTCGCGGCTGAATTTTATCTGAGTACGATGTGATGGACTATGCCACCACCGACTACCGTGAGTTTTTCATCCACAAATCCCCAACAGAATCTGGCGATGACACTCCGCGAATCATCATGAGAACCCTCGATGGTTATGTGATCTTCGGGAAAGATCGCCAAGATGAACTACGTAAGTTATTAAATCAAATAGAGATGGAGCACGCGTGTGTCTGATCAAGTAGAACTTTTAATGCAATTAGAGCAGCACTCTGGCGGTCCCCTGGCGTCAGCCCGAATGTTGCGAGTCGATTACACCGGGTCATACGCGAAGTGGAAAACAAACCGTAAGAACCTTCCTCGCTACATCCGCTCGAGCATCTTGGCTCAAATCGCATTATATAAAACGCAAACCTTATTCGTTAAAGAGCAGGAGTAAACAATGTACATTCTAGTATCTATTATATCGTCTATTTTGTTTGTAGGACTATTCGGCGCAGCCTTCATCGGTGCGGCCTTAATTGTAAAAGATAAGCAAGAAGCTTGGGAAGAACGCAATTCCCCCAAGTAGCCTAATTGTGTATGTCCTCAATCGCGATTGTGACTAACATTGCTATTGAGAAAAGGAGTATCAAGGTCATTGTGAGTATCGCGCCGTGTGATTAATTGAGGCGTGATTTTAATAACTTACAAGTAGCTAGACCAATGATTTGTATGCACACTCTCTATGGCATAAGTGGATAAAGTACGCTTTTACGTACTGCTCAATAATGGATCAAAAGCATACACAGATTCAACGATCTGTTTCATCAATTCCAAGTTATATCCTTTGAAGTACAGCTTCCCAGTCATAGCATCCCCCTTGCCTTCTTCATGTCCCACAAGCCAAGCTACATGCTGCTCGCTCCATCTATCTTCAGTATTACCCGCCCACGTTATAAACGTAACACGAAGGCTGTGAAAGGCAATCGCCCGATCATTAACTACTTCGGCTTTAGCTCTACCAAAGCGTTTAGAGAAATCACTACCCTTACCCTTTTCAACCCACGCTGGATGGGCCTGTGTGACCGCCTCAACGAGTCTATCCGGTATCGGTACTAATCGTATGCCCGCAGGAGTTTTGGCGTCTACGACGTTTAGGCAGACGATTCCTTTGTGTGTCTCTAGCTTGCTGTTAAATAATTCACTCAGGCGAACACCTGTTGAGCGGCCAAGGTTTGAAATGAGGCCATCATGCCGGTGTTTATTGAGCGTAAACTTGCTAATAATCTCTCTAAGCATATCGTCCTCCATAAACTTATAGGAAATCTTATCGCTCTTACCGAGATCAATGTCTGCAAAGGGGTTTCTTAGTTGTTGGTTGATGTGTCCTCTCGTTTGTGCAAAGAGAAATAGCACCTTTAAGCACGACAAGTAAGTGGACTTAGTGCTGTTGGATTTGTCTAGTGTGTCAAGCCACCTATAGACTTCATCATTTAAAACTGACTCTAACGACCTATCGTCGGTCCCACCCAAAAACAGATCAACAGACAAAGTATATTTATCGAGATGAACATCCGTCACCGTCCCTTTCTTATGAGGGATAATAGCGGCCAGTCCTTGTCGGATTGAGTATTGAAATTCTTCTGGGGGTGCTTCGTTTTTTGTCGCTTTTCGCCAGGCCCAGAACGCTGCTTGATCGGCTTCAGAGAATCCACTAATAGCGACTTGCGCTTGAGCTTGAGTTTCTACTCGGGCATCCGACAGATCATCGGTAAGCCTTTCGTTCACAAACCGATCCTTGTTTGATAGGTCGTCTTCTCGTGTTAGGGCGGTCAGTCGCTCCTTGTAAGCATCGGGTCCACTCTGAGTTTTTGCTGATGCTTCCCATTGCTGATTAATAACGTCTCGGCGACGGAGCGCCACAGTAAGGTCAGAGGTGTGAAGGTTTATGCTAATGACCTTTGTTCCTAGTATTCCGTTCAACTTTTTTGGCGGTCTGCGATGAAACCAGTAGACTTTATATCGTTGTTTGAGGTACTTTACGCGCATCTTGGGACGCCTCGGTGGGGTAAGATGAAAGTGTACAGTTTTGTGGACAGACTGTATACGCTGGAAGGTATATGTTTAGAGGCTTTGGGGCTTAGAGGTTGATTTAGTAAATGCTCCCTCATCCCCGACCAATCTATACAACCCAGTAAACTAGAGGCCTGTAGCCTTACCTGTTTAAATTAGTGGACAGTTTTGTGGACAGGTTTTATTGTACAGTTTACAAGCGAAACCACGCTATTTAACCCTTGATGACGGAGCACGCTCATCCTTGGGGTAAATCGCATTAAAATACGCCTCAAGTTCATAGTGCCTAACGCACTCCTTGGCAAAAGCATGTACATCAACGCCGAATATATCGGCATAAAGAAAAACATCTGCGCTGGGTATTCGCACTCTACCCTGTTCGATCTGGCTAATGAAACTTATGTACTTTTGTCCGACCAGTTGAGCCAGGTCGTGCTGTGTGAGTCCCGCTGCGACTCGCAATGATTTCACTAAAACGCCCATCTCCTGGCGTCTAACGTGGTCATGCCTCTGATTCTTTGGTCGAGGCTGTTTATGAATATCTCTCGTCATTTCGAACACCTTATGGTCTTACTCCTTTAGTGATATAGGTATTGCCTATACCAATTCTAGAATACATTTTTACATAACGCAAATAAAAAGCGATGAATCGGCTATTATTTTAGACTTTTGCGGCTTTGCATAGATAATCAGTCATAAGTGCATAATAGTGTTGTACAACAACTATAAGCGTGCTTTACTGCACAAAAGGGCAATTAATGACGAACTGGTGAGCAGTATGACCCCCCGTTATAAGGTAGGGAAGGCAGCAACAGTTATTAAGCCTTGTGAAGTCACACGTTATTGTCTAGTTAGACATTGTTTAAACGTAACAACCAACAACAACCAACAACAAGATAGATAGAGGAGATAGTAATGGCAAGGGGAATGAAGCAAGAGTTTTGTTGCGTCAAGGAGCAGACCAAAGAGCAGTACGCTTTTACGGTCTTTCTT